AATTATGGCTGGGGCATGAGCAGTTTGCAAACTGTTTATGACAGCTTCCGTCATTATTGGACGGGTCTTAATTCAGCGGCGACATTGCTCACTGAGTTTGACATTTTTGTTCATAAAGTGAGGGGACTAGCTGCAATGTTGGCGGCTGGCAAAGAAAGCTCCATTCGTGATCGTTTGCAAGTGAATGATATGAGCAAGAGCATTTATCGCGGCTATGCGATTGATGCAGAAAAAGAAGAGCTTGAATTTATTAGTCGTAACTTTGGTGGCATTGGAGAAGTTTTAGAGAAGCTCCGCGTTGATATTATTGGCGCCAGCAAAATTCCTCACACTGTTTTGTTTGGCGAAAGCCCTGGCGGCTTGGGAAGCACTGGTCGCAGTGAAGAGCGTGACTTTGCGAAGACCTTGGCCGATTATCAAAGCACTCATTTCAAGCGGCCAATGAAGAAGCTGATGGAATACATCATGCTTAGTCAAGATGGTCCCACTCAAGGGCAGCTTCCTGAATCGTGGCGCATTTCCTTCAATCCATTGTTTGAACTTAACGAGCGTGAAATGGCGGATGTGCGGGCGCGAGTGGCGGCTGTTGACGGGCGTTACATTCAGCTCGGCGTGTTAAGTCCCAAGGAAGTGGCTGATGCGCGTTATGGCGGTTCTGAGTGGAGCATGGAGCTTACGCTTGATCCTTCCGTTGTTCGCGAACTTCCTGGTCAGGCAGGAGGAAATGACAAGCTTGCTGTGCCGCCTGGCGGGCGCGATCCCATGAATGAAGAGAATGGCACTCTTCCCATGGATGGAAGCAGGGAAGTTGAAGATAGCGCCGCTGGTCTTTATCTTCCGCGTGATTTAGAAGAGATTCGTGGCGATGTAAAGTTCGCTGACAAAGAGCTTCATTCCCGAGCGGTGAGTGCTGCTAAGGCCAAGTTCAAGGTATGGCCTTCTGCTTATGCAAGTGGATATGTAGTGCAGCAGTATAAGCAAATGTACAAAAAGAAGCACGGCTCTTTGAGCGGTGCCTTTAAGGGCGATGAAGGCGAACTACATGCCGATGACCTTGACAAATGGTTCAAAGAGAAATGGGTGAGGATTGGGGCCAATGGCGAAATTCTTGGGCCATGTGGTGCTCGCGAAGAGAAGGAAGGTAAACCCAAGTGTCTTCCTGAGGCCAAGGCCAAAGCAATGAGCAAGGAGGAGCGTCAAACGATTGTTCGTCGTAAGCGTGAAGCGGATCCCGATCCTGAGCGTAAGGGACCAGCAAAAATGGTTAGCAGCAAAACTGATGCCATTGAACCATTGAAAACCAGCGGCCTCATTCTTGCTGACATTGATGAAGCCTCTCTCATTGATGAAGAAGACATTTCTGCCGCATTGAATCAATGGAAAGAAGAAGCGCCTGAGCGCTTCAAAGATATCCTGGAGGCAGAGGATGTCCAGCCTCAATGATCTCTCTCAATTTTCTGAAGCCATTGCTCGCTTTGATGAATCATCCTGGCGCTACGACCCTATTAGTGGTCGGTATCGCGGTGCTAATGGACGTTTCCTCAGCGCTCGCGCAGTGGAAGCATTGGTGGATGGTCGAATTAACAAGCTTGGTATTGAGTTACGGCGTCTTACACGTATGCTTAGCTCTGGCGATATTACGCTGGACCAATGGCAAGGAAGCGTAAGAGAGGCGCTTAAGCTTGTCCATGTACAAGCGGCGATCATTGGCAATGGCGGACGAGAAACAATGTCAGCAGCCGATTGGGGGCGCATCGGCCAACGTCTCCGTGTGGAATATGCTTACCTACAGAATTTTGCTAATGATCTTTTGGGCAGTCGCGTTTCTACTGCCATGGCTCTTGCTCGTATCGGCCTATATGCTCAAAGTGTGCGAGGTACTTACTGGGAAGGCACCAGTATTCGTCAAGGAAAACAAGGATACAGCTTGATGCGACGTATCCTCGACAGCCAAGCTAAACATTGCCAAGATTGCCTTGATTATGCCGCTCGCGGCATGGTGCCAATTGGCAGTGTGCCACTTCCTGGACAGCGTTGTGCATGTAGAGCTAATTGTCGGTGCAGCGTTAAGTATTTTCGCCAGCAAGCACCAAGTGTGCAAGTTTGATTCTTGCTTGTAGTATTGGGCAAGCTCCTTTTGTCCAATGGCGAAAATTCTTTATTGCGGTGATGCTTTTGTAGAGACGGGATTCGGGCGAGTTGCGCAGTATCTGCTCCCGGCATTAGCCAAAGAGCATGACCTTGTTGTCATGGCTGTGAATTATCACGGCGATCCTCATTTGGAAGCGAAGAAATACAAAGTGTATCCCGCCATGCTGCATGGCTCTGATCCGTTTGGTTCTCATCGCATTGCTGAGATTATTCAAAAGGAAAAGCCTGACTTGGTGTGGGTGACAAATGATATTTGGGTGGCGCTTACTTTATGGGACAGAGCGAAGCCATTCAAGGAGCAAATCGGGTTTAAATGGTTTGTTTACACTCCCATTGATTCCTATGGTTTATTCCCTGAGTTAAATGCGAAGATGCAGGAGTGGGATGGTCTTGCCACTTATACACAATTCGCGGAAAAAGAATTGCGATTGATGGGCTACGACAAGCCAATTGATATCATTGGCCACGGCACTGATTTTGAAAAATTCTTTCCACTTGACAAACAGCAGTGTCGTCAAGAGCTTGGTGTGCCACAAGATGTGTTTATTGTCTTCAATGGCAATAGGAATCAGCCACGAAAGCGTATTGATCTTACGCTGAAGGCATTTGCAAAGTTTGCAAAAGATAAGGACGATGCACGTCTATGGCTCAACATGGGCAGCAAGGATTTGGGGTGGGATATTATTCCTTTATTTAAGCGAATTGCCCGTGATGAAGGTCTTGATCCCACTAGTAAGCTTATTCTGACCAGCCCTCATTTCTCTACCGACAATTGCCTTCCAGTGGAGCAATTAAACAAAGTGTACAATTCTGCTGACGTGGGCATTAACACTTGCATTGGCGAGGGTTGGGGGCTGGTGAATACAGAGCACGGCTCGGTTGGTGTGGCGCAAGTGGTGCCAGACCATACGAGCTTGGCTGAAATCTTTGATGAACTGCCGCGCATTTCATGTAACGCTGCTGAAACAGATAGGAATTATGGTCTTGAACGTCTTCTTCCTGATCCCGAAAGTGCCGCCGAAATTCTTACTTACTATTACGAAAATCGCGATGCATTGAAGAAAGATGGGCAATGGTGCTACAACCGCCTTCATGAAGAGCCTTTTACTTGGCCCTACATTCAACAACAATTACTAGACATTGTTAATCGCACCCTGGAAACAAAGGCTCCCGAGCCTGAATTCAAAGGATTTGGTACTCCCGTAAAAATTGGTTGATCATGCAAATCTCACAAATCTTTCTTTCCACCAATCCATCGGAAGAGCTTAGTCCTTTCTTGAAGCATGCCACTGGCACGATTGATGCATGTTTTCCTGAGGCAAAACACGTCATTTACAACGCGGATTCGCTGCGAGCCTTCATTGCCGATAATTATGAAGAAGAGGTGTTGTGGGCATATGACACGCTCAAGCCTTTTTCTTATAAGGCAGATCTTGGTCGTTTCTGCTTGCTCAATAAACTTGGTGGCTGGTACTTTGACATTGGCGTGAGAGCTTTTAATGCAGTGGAGCTTGGTGATCGTGTGAAGTTTCTTGCATTTCGCGACATTCAACGTTTTAGCTTCACGAGCTGGGCTTGTGCTACAACTGTGCTTTATTCCCAGCCAGATAATCCCGCTTTGCAAACTGCCATTGAGATGATTGTGGCAAATTGCGTTCAACAGTATTACGGGATCACTCCATTGTGCCCCACTGGTCCCACTCTGCTTGGCAAAGCATTGGCAGCAAATGGTAGCGATGCTGATTTTGTTTACGGCGATTATCTTGAACTGACGCCTACGCACGGCCAGAAGAACAGGGCCTTTGTACTTCCTGACGGCACAATCATGGCATGGAGCAAGCCTGCGGGTGGTGGTGATTTGACTGGCCTTGGCGCTAAGGGGGTGAATAACTACAACGAGCTATGGAGGAATCGTCAAGTTTATGGTTGATCTTCTTGTTAAATATCCACGACTGTACTGCTGCTGCTTACCTGGGAAGCCCCCACGATTTTCTTCCATTGCGCCAATCACGCCGATTATGGCGGGTAGTGTTTATTTAAGCGAAGAAGATCGGCAATCATATGTGACGAAAGGGTGGCTAATGGATGATGAGGGTGAAAACATATCTTGCCTCAATCCATATTTTGGTGATCTAACTGTCCTCTATTGGGCATGGAAAAATACCAGTGATGACCATCTTGGTGTTTGTCAGTACAGGAGGCCATGGACTGACGAGGGGGTTTTGGCGACAGAACCTGGCATTTTATACACGCCTGGCTGTGCCATTTTTGGTAGTGTTGAGCAACAATATATGGACTGCCATTCGATCTTTCCCGCTCCACAATTAACGCGAGATTTGGCGCGGCGGGGAGCCATTCCTCTGTCTTATGAAATGGTTGATTCTGTATGGAGACAACAGAAGTTTTATGGCTGCAATATGGTGAGAGGGCCAAAGCATCTGTTTGATAAATATTGCGAAATTGTATTTGCAACAATCATGCCACTATGGGAAGAGAATAAAGAGCTATGTATGAGCATTACTGGTTATCAAAGCAGAAGTATTGCATTTGCAGCGGAGCGATTGATCACGGCAATCATCTTGAACGCTGATTATTTCTTTGGCCCCGGAAAAGTAAAAGAAGCATCAATTGGTTTTACGGGATAAGCAAATGGCTTTCAGTATTTACGGCGGCACTGGAATTATTGGCTCTTATTACATAGGGCTTTACGGAGGGCGGCCATTGCCTCGTGATCAGTGGGTTCCAATGGAAAAAGAAGTGTTGTATTTAATTAGCACTACTAGCAATTCTTACGACCAAGGTTTAGTGCATACGAGAACTAATATTGATGCCTTGATGAAGCGTCTAATTGCTTGCAAGGAAGCTGGCGTAGAAGTATTTAATTTCGTTAGTTCATGGTTTGTTTATGGCAATAAAGAGGGGATTATGAAAGAGGATGATGCTTGTGCTCCTCATGGCCTCTATTCCATCACGAAGTATTGCGCCGAGCAGCTTGTCATTGATTACTGCTCACACTTTGGAATAAAATGGCGAATCTTCCGCCTAGGCAATGTGTATGGCGGCTCCGACGTTAGCAGTGGGCAAAGAAATGTTTTGCATTACCTTGTTCAACAACTTCAGCATGATCGCCCTGTAAGCGCAGTGGAGGGCCTTAGTCGCGATTACATCCATATTTATGACGCATGCAGGGGCATACACTTATTGAGCAAACACGCGCCAGAGAATCAAATTTACAACATTGGCAGTGGGCATAGTACTTTGCTTTCTTCTTGCATTAACAAATGTAAAGAAATCTTGAAAAGCAATAGCGACGTTGTTTTTCGCGAGCCTCTTCCTGGAGAACAATCGCTAAAGATGACCCTAGACTGCGACAAGCTTTTTGACGCTGGTTTCTCGCCAGTCATTTCTTTAGACGAAGGATTGTACGATCTATGCACAAGCCGAAAGTTCTCTACTCCGGTCCATTTTTCGATGGGCAGGAAATAAAGGCCGCCATTGAATGCCTTGAGGGCAATGGTTGGTTACCTTCTGGGCCGAATGTGGCGAGGTTCGAGAAGGCATTTTCGCGCAAGTTTAATTTTGCCGAGAGTTTAATGGTTAATAGTGGCAGCTCCGCCAATCTGGTGATGATTGCTGCATTGAAGAAATATTTTGACTGGGCGGATGGCTCTGAAATTATTGTGAGCGTTGTTGGATTCCCGACGACTGTAGCGCCGATCATTCAAAATAATTTGGTTCCTCGTTTTGTTGATATTGAATGGAATTCTTTGAATTGGGACTTGGGAAAAGTTGAAGAAGCGATTAACGAAAAGACTGTTGCAATTTTTAGCAGCCCAGTGCTAGGTAATCCTTATAACATTACAAGGCTGCATGATATTTGCGAAAAGAAGCGCATCAAGATGATTGCAGATGGCTGTGATTCGTTGGGAACAAAATGGCAAGGAGAATGGCTGTCTAACTATTTCATTGCATCGTCATGTTCTTTTTATCCGGCGCATCATATTACGACAATGGAAGGCGGCATGGTGTCTTCTAATTTGCCTGGTTTTAATCAATTAGCAAGGAGCTTTGCTTGGTGGGGGAGGGATTGTTATTGCGTGGGAGAATGTAATCTTTTGGCGAATGGTTCTTGCGGAAAGCGTTTTGACAATTGGATGGAAGATTATGACGGTATTGTTGACCATAAATATGTATTTAGCAACATTGGTTACAATTTAAAGCCCCTTGATTTGCAGGGTGCAGTTGGCCTTGTGCAGCTTGAAAAGTTTGATGATATTCACCAACGGCGGCGTGCAAACTATTCTCGTATTAAGCAAATTCTTTCAATTATGCCCTCCTCCGTTCGCATTGTTGAAGAACTTGCCGATGCAGAAACTTCCTGGTTTGGCGTGCCTATTGTTTGTTCTCGCCCTGCATTGAAACATGCTCTTCAGCAGCATTTTGAAAAGAATGGCGTGCAAACCAGAAACTATTTTGCTGGTAATTTATTGCTGCATCCTGGATATAAACATCTTGGGAATGCAAAAGATTTTCCCAATGCTTATGAAGTGTTAAATAAAGTGTTTTTCCTTGGCTGCCATCCAGGCATGGAAGAAGAGCATTTCAAGTGGATTGAAGAAGTGGTTCAATTGTTTGGCAAGCAGCATGGTGTGCTTGCTGATGGTTATAGTTGGGACATAGACATTTAGCGTCATGACTAAGAAAGAAAAGCAACAGAAAATTGCCACGGTGATGCGTGAATTCAAGAGTGGGAAGCTTAAAAGCAGCAGTGGAGAGCCCGTCAAGAGCCCCCAGCAAGCTCTTGCCATTGCTCTTTCTGAAGCTGGCATGACGCGCAAGCCGAAGAAGGATCAAAGCGATGAATACTACATGGGCTTCTTTAAGGAGCTGATTGGAGAAGAGGAAGAAGAAGAGGAAATGGAGGATAGCTCCTGCGGAAAAAAGCGCTGAGGGGCGACGCTGAAAGCTTTGCCCCTCCTGCCGCTGTAAGGGCTGCTGCTCGTCGCGGCTTAGAACTACGCAAGAAACATGGCAAAGGGGGTTTAACGACGCAGGAAGCGGGCAAGCAAGGCATTGGTAGTGGCGTTGCTCGCGCTGGTGATTTAGCAGGTGGAAGCAAAATTAGTTTTGCAACTATCAAGCGCATGTCGGCATTTTTCTCTCGCCATGAAAAGAACAAAAGCGGTGGAGAGGATGATGCTGGCTACATTGCATGGCTTCTATGGGGAGGCGATGCTGGTAGGGCGTGGGCAAATCGGATCATTAAGATGGTAGAGAGTCGCAAAAAAGACCAATGAGCGAATATGTGCGTGTCATCGAAGAAGAGGACGAAGGCATTGGTCTTTTGAAGGCGCTGTCTATTCTTTCCGCTAACGAGCATCGGAATACGTCTCGATGGGAGCTAGTAGAAAAGCAATGCTTTAAAAATGGGCGACTAGATGAAACGCACATTTATGTGATGAGCGTTTACGAAAAGCCCGACCCTCACTTTGAGCCAACCAAGTTTTTGACTTTTGAAATTGAGGCGATGGCAAAGTCTTACATTATGGAAGATATTGAGCAGCAGCTTGCCAGTATTCGCGGGGAAGACGACGAAGACGAAGATTGATTATTTCTTTTCCTCATAAACTGCATTTATCAAGAAATCAATTAATCTTCGCAATGAATGATGGGTAGCCCATCAGCCACAGCACGCTAATTCCATAGAGGCCACTAAGGGTGCGAATTTGCACGCAATCTGGCGGAGCAGTGCCTTTTTCAATGCGGCAGTAAGAGCTTTGACTAATGTGAAGCTCTTTTGCCACGTCATGTTGTGTGAGACCAGCATTAAGCCGAGCTTCTTTAATGCGAGAAGCAATAAGAATGCGAGCTTCCTGGTGGGGAAGTTTAAGGGCATCTGTCGTGCTGCGTGCCAAGAACATCACAAGATTTTATTCCATTTTGCATAAGCTCATAAAGTATAACATTCCTTTCTTGATAAAGTATGAATATGAGCACCATTTCTTGCCGATACGATTTCTCTCCCAT